AGCGCTGGTCCGTTTCGCAACCATCGAAATCCCGTCTAGAGCCGCTGACGGAAGCGTGATGGCAGAAACATCAAACTGCGTCCTCCCTACGGTCGCAGTGTTGCTGGCCCGTGTGTCTGCCATCAAATATGCGCCGTCGATCCACATTGAAACCAGCACCTGAACAGGGGCGGCATGTGTGTCCCCAATAGAGATACCAAGATTTCCGCTGACCGACGATGCGGCACCGTCTCCGCGCACTGCAATGGCTGGCTGATCCACCGAATTGATACCGATCCACCAACCGCCATAACCGGCTGTCGATGCATCACGCCCGTGGCCGAGCAAGTAATTGAGGGCGGAGTTTGCCCCGGGGTACTGGATTTCAAAGCCGACCAGCAGCATCCCGCCCGAGGTCAAGCTGGCAAGGTTTGCCACGGTGTCCGCATATGCCTGTTGCGCCGCAGTCGCCACATGGTCCGTCCCGTTGGGAGACAGACAGCCGGCATTCGCCCAGATCGTCGCGGCAGGGCTAGTGCCGCCCACGGTCAGCGTGGGGCCATCGCCAAAAGCCTCCGCAAGCGTCGTGCCGGCTCCTTCGTGCATCGGATACCAGATTGCGGGGTTCCTGGCCGACACATCCACCCCACGGGCAGGGGTCAACGACGAGCGGGTGATGGCATTGGCGGTCATGCCGACACCTCCGCAACCACCGACAGCGTGGCATAGCGGGTCGATGAGCCGCGCTGCAGGGTCAGCCGCACCCGCGTGGGCGTCGAGTCGAGCCACTCGAAGCGCGCATCCCCGGCGATGTACTCAGCCAGCGTGTAGTCGGATTCGGCCACGTAGCTTTCGCCGGTCAACACTGCATCGGTGCTCACGCCAATGGCGTGCATGGCCAGCGCAATGCCGCCCAGGTCGCCCAGCGTGACATCGAGCGCGCTGTCCATCGTCAGCGTGTAGGTCTCGTCCGTTGGAGTCAGCAGGCGCTGGGCTCCGATGGTGTCAGTCGGCGGGGCAAAGGTTACGCGGGCAGTGGTGACCGTGCCACCGCTGCCGGCGTCCAGCAGGATGGATGCGGTGGGGACGCCGGCAATGGTGCCCAGGCGCGTGCCGGCCGGCCGCGCAAACATGCCGGCGTCATAGGCCGCCACCAGCGCGTCTGAAATCCCATCCGGTGACACCAGGGACTGGAGCGCGGGCACTTCCGACGCCGACAGTGCGGCAGCCGGGAACGCCGCGTCTCCGTTCTGGTCGACGACGCCCTCGTAGGCACCAGTGGTGGAGTGCAGCTTCTTGCGCATGCCGTCCAGCGGCTTGAACGTGCTCATGTCGGGGCTTTCAGTAGGGGATGCGCTCGGCCTGTGCGTACAGGCCCGAGGGGGTGCCGCCGGTGACGGCTGCGCGGATCTGGCCAGGCGGCAGCTCGAAGCTGCCGACGCCGACGGCCGTCAGAGTGGTGGCGGCCGCAGCGGTCAGCCAGGTGGTGGCATCGGGCCCCAGGTACTGCAGGGTGATGGTGGCGCCGCCGACGGTACCGGCCAGGGTGAAGACGCCTCGCCCACCTTTCCAGTTCTGCGCCGATCCGGTGGCTGATGCGTTGGTCAGAAGGGTGGGCATGCGCTACCCCTCACGCCGGCGGCCAGGACTCTTCGACCAGGCGCTGCTTGATGTACTCCAGCGCCGCGATCACGGCCGACTTGTTGTTGTTCGCTGCGTCGTAGGTGACGCGCAGCTCGACGGCGGCGCCGGCGGTGGTGGTGCCAGTCTCGGCCACGTCGGTCTTCTTCTGACCGAAATTGAGACTCCAGAAACGGTCTGCCATATCAGGCTCCTCGTGTGGAAAGGGGCGGCACGACTTGCGCCGTCCGCCCCTTCAAGCCGGGTTGCCCCGGGTTACTCGCCGCTGATGTAGGTGGCGCGCAGGACGACGGTGCCAGCCGCGGTCGCGGCAGCGGTCAGCGTCATCACGACGTCGTATTCCTTGAACGGGTCGGCGCTCAAGCCCAGGGCTTCCCAGATCCGCTTCTCGGCGTTGGTCAGCAGACCACCGGCCGCACCGGCCTCGAAGGTGATGTTGCTGCCCGGCAGGGCCGATGCGATCGACTGCGCCGAGGCGAAGAAGTCGGCATCCACCACCGCGCCGGCGTTCACCGAGTCGATGTCGTACAGGCCAAAGTCAGCGGCCGCGCTGGTGATGGCGCTGCAGTACAGCCGCAGCGCGTGCACGCTGTCGCTGGACCGCAGCCGGAACAGGCGGTAGGTCGAACCGATGGAATCGCCGTTGGCGACCGCGGCGATGCCCTGCGATCCACGCAGGTTGCCGTTGGCCACGTTGGCGGCATTGAGGACGCGGGGGGTCGCGGTGGCGTTCGTGACGCCGGTCGACTTGAGGGCAACAACAGCCATGATCAGGCTCCTTGAAGTTGGGTGTCAGGTGGCTGGAGGTTGATCAGGCGGTGGAGCACTTGATCTCGACGACGCGCTGGTTCTCCCGGCGCACGGCGCCGAAAGTGCCCTCGCCGTAGCACTGCCAGGGCAGGCCGCGCTTGTCCTTGCGCTGCGACACGTCGGTGTGGATGCCGTCCCACTGGCAGAACGTCATGCCCGAGGACACGTACAGCGGGATGCGCTGGTAGCTGGAGCCGTCCAGCAGCAGGCGGTTGCTGACGATGAAGGTGATCGACAGGAAGCCGGTCACGCTGCGGCTGGACATCACCTGGCCCTTGAAGAAGTCGCCCGAGGTGACCTCGATCTCGTTCATCAGGTTGCGCTTCTGCTTCGGGCTGATGACGCAGTACAGCTCCTCGCGGTCCAGGTCGACTTCGGCCTCTTCCAGCAGCTGGATGCCGTTCTGCAGCTTCTCGACGTTCAGGCCCGACGTGGTGCCGCCGACGCTGACGCCGACCTGCTGCGAGGCCGGAAAGCTGTCGGAGGTGCTGCCGGTCTCGCCAATGTTGCGGGTGTCGAAGAAGGCGCGGATGGCCTCGTCGTCCATCTTGCGGCTGATCGCATTGACCACCGAGGTGACGTACTTGGACTTCGGGTCCGACAGCATGCGCATCTGGTCGAACGAATCGAGCAGGATGGCGCCGTCGAAGGTGCGCGGGTACACCCAGGGGCGGGTCTGGCCCGGGTCCTTGGGGGTGATGTCGTCGTAGCGCGTGGTGCGCTCGTCGGCTTCGATCGCGCCGATCTGGTCGGCGGCGACGGCGGCCTTGCCGGTGGCGGTCATCGGGCTGAAGGTCTGGATGATCTTCGGGCCCATCTGCTGCAGGAGCAGCTCGACGTTGGTCTGGTATTGCTGGCTGTAGAAGGCCTGGGAGTTCTGGCTCACGGTAGTGGCTCCAAGTGAATGGCTGGATTTCGCTATTCGCTTGGCGTGTCCCGCGAGGGTGCCCAGCTTGCGCAGTACCGTGCGCCACCCGTGCCGTGCTTCCCGGCCTGCCATCGGAAGGGCTTGCTGCCCCGTCCCCGCCTTGGGCCGCTTGCGCGGCTGCAATGGGCGGCATCTTCAGCGCGCAGGCAGAAAATGGGTTGTGCTTTTGAATTGGCTGGCCAGAACGACAAAGCCGCCCGGAGGCGGCCTTGACGGCAATGCAGGAGCGGTCAGCGGTTGCTGGCGATCACCTCGTCCAGCTTAGCCATCTCGGCGCGTGCCTGGTGGTCGCCGTTCAGGTACTTCTTGCTCCACTCCTTGTCGGCCATCAGCCGCGCCTTCTGCGCCTTGGCCGCGCCGGGCGTCATGCCGAAGGTCTGCGCGCCTTCACCCATGCCGACAGCTTCGGTCTCGCCAGTCATCTGCCCGACCTTGGCCAGCGCCTTGAGTGTCTTGCTGAAGCCGGCGACCTTCTCCAGCGCCGTGATGGCTGCCTCGTCCAGACCCAGCTTCATGGCCGCGCGCTTGGCCAGCTCGCGCTGCGCTTCGGCAGCCGGGCCGGTGCCCCATTCGGCGGCCAGCGCTTCGTGCTCGGCGCGCAGCGCGGTCTGCTCGGCGGCAGCCGCGGCGGTCTGCTGTTCGGCAATGAACTTGCCCCAGTCTTCGGCCAGGCCCTGCGCCTGCGCCGGCGCCAGCCCGCGCTTGTGGAACCACTCGGAGGCGGTCTTGGCAAACGCCGGATCCGAGCCCTCGGGTGCCGTGATCTTGTAGCCGTCGGGCGTCTCGGGCCGGCCCAGCTTCGCGTAGATGGGCTCCCAGGCCTTGGCGTCGGTGGGGTCGGTCGGCAGGACGATGGTGCGGCCGGCGCGATCGGCGCCCAGCAGCTTCTCGAGGTTCCACGCCTTCTCGACCGCGCGCTCGGCATCGGGCAGGCCGGTGGCCTGCGCCCAGGCCTTCGCTTCGGCGTTCTGGAAACCGTCGTACCAGGCGGGGGCCGGGGCCGGCGCTGCGGGCGCAGCTGCGGGAGCGGGCGCAGCGGCAGGCGTTGCAGCAGCTGGTGCGGGTGCGCTGGCAACCACAGCGGCAGCGCCTGGCGCCGGCGCCGCAGCAGGCGCCGCGCCACCACCGCCGCCACCGGCGCCGGCTTGTTCCATCAGAGGGTAGGTCTTGCGGATGTTCATGGTCAGGTGCTTTCCCGGTTGTGGGCAATTTGCGCGATCTGCGCCTCGGTCAATCCGCACAGGGCGGTGATTCGGTTGAAGACGTCCCGCCGGCCCTCGGCGAATGCCATGGCCAGCGGGTCGCACATGCCCGTCTGCGGACTGATCTTCAGCGTGGGCTTGCTGGCGTAGCAGTACTGCGCCAGGTCGCGCAGCACGACTTCAGCCGCGGGGGCAATGTCGGCGGCCGGCTCGCCGCTGGGGCCAACCGTGAACAGTGCTTTGTAGGACGTCGCGCGGTTGTGCAGGCGCTGCCGCACCAGGCTCTCGTTCTGGCTCAAAGGACTGGCACTCCGCTGTTGCCCTGCAGCTTGATGAGGTTCGACGCGGCCGCGGTGACCGACGGCGCGGCGGCCAGCAGTTGCTGCGCCTGCTGCTCCTGGGCCCGGCCTTCCTTCATGGCGGCGACGGCTTCGGCGTCGCGGATGTTCTTCGCGCTGACGCCGTTGATCTCGGCCAGGTCGCGCGCCATCTCCACGAGGTCGAAGACATCGAGCACGGCCGGCTCGATCTGCGCCAGCGGCGTGACCGACTCCAGCGTGCGCTGGATGGCCACGCCCTCGGAGGCACGCATTGCCCGGCTCATTGGGCTGGTGTACTCGACGCGGTACTCGCCACCTGCTTCCACCAGCTCCGGCGGCATCTCGGGACCCTCGCCGGCTTCGGTGAGGATGTCGATCTCGCGCTCGATGGTGTTGCCCAGGAACTCCGCCTGCAGCCGGCCCAGCACCGGCGCCACCAGGACGGCCCGCTCGCTGATCAGCTGCATCGTCTGCGTGGCAGTCATCTGCGGGTTCTCGACCAGCGCGCGGTAGACATCGGCCAGGAACGCGGTGCCGATGATCTCGCGCTCCTTGTCCATCATGTCCATGCCCATGTCCAGCCGGCCGCCCGTGATCAGCGGCTTGACCAGCTGGTTCCCCTGCTGATCCAGGCCGCCGTAGTTCAAGGCGCCAGGGGCCATGCTGAATGCCTGCAGGATCCCGTCCTCGCTGGCCAGCAGCGGCGGGTCGACAACCCGGTGACCCGCTTTCAGGTGGGTCTTCTTCATCTCGTTGAGCACCTTGATGTTGCTCAGCGCGAGCCAGGCCGGGCTGCGGCCATACACCTCGTCGGCGTTCGTCATGTACCGGGCAATGCCGAACGGCCAGGTGCGGTAGCCGCCCTCCTCCAGCTCGGTCTTGTCGGCCGGCAGGATGTAGCAGGACACCCACGGCATCGACTTCGGGCCCAGGCGCCCGTGGTCGTAGTCGGTGCGCGGACCGACGTAGTGCACCACCTCGACCTTTTCGTCGGGGGTCCTCTTCATCGCCTCGACCATCCTCGGCGGCATTTTGCCGGGCCACTTCTGCTCGATCTGGCGGTACGTGCGCTTGAACCGCCGGAACACTGTGTCGACCAGTCCGTGGTAGTTCTCGAGGATGTAGGTCTGGGAGAGGTTCAGCGACTTGTACCGGATGCACCGAGCTTTCACGTCGTCGTCGATGTAGAGGCCGCCGGTGCCGAAGGCGCCGTGACTGAGGTACGCCTCGTTCGACTGGCTGGCGAAAGCTGATCGCGGCGAGTAGCGCACTCGGAACAGGATGTCGCGCCACTCATCGAGGTACTGCTTGACGCGCTGCTTCTTGGCCAGCGACTTGTCGGTGACGGTCAGGCCGTGCCACAGCTGGTTGCGTGGCGTGGCAAAGGACTCGATGGCCGCCACGTACTTCTGCAGGGCCAGGGCAGCGGTGGCGTCGAACATCAGTTCGGTGCGGTCCTCGCCGTCGGCGCGCTGCACCTCGAAGTCGGCCGACTGCGGCAGGATGCGGTCGCCGATGTCTTGGAAGGTCTTGTTCCAGTTGCCGCGCAGGGCCGTGGCCACCTCCAGACGCCGCATGATGTCTTCGATCTGGGCGCTGGTCATCGCGCTGTCCCCCATGGGCGACGGTTCGCGGTTTGCTCGGCCGGTGTTGCCCAGCGGCAGTTCCCCGGCTCGTAACCGACGGCACCATCGATTCGATCAATGCTCAGGTGATCGGCGTAGCCGTGCGAGTACGCCCAGGCCATGAAGACGGTGAAGTCGTCCCACTCGGCGCAGACCTTCACGCCGCGACCGCCGTAGTATTTCCAGCCGGCGTAGTTCGAGTCGTTGCACCGCTGACGCATGGCCTTCCAGATGCGGTAGACGCGTGGACGAGTCTGACTTCGCGGGGCGCAACCATGCGTCCTTGAGCTGCTTGATGCTGATCGCGCCAAACGCTCGCATGCCTTGCAGCCCGTGTGCTTGACTTCTCGCAGCATCCCGGCCGTCTTGAGAATTTCACCGCCGCAGTCGCACCGGCAGAGCCACTTGCGCGCCTTGCCGGGCAACTTCTCTGCAGACTTGACGACGACCAGTCGGTCGAATCGCTGTCCCACCATCTGGCCGAGCGTCATGAGCGACTAACTTCCCAGCAGGGTTTTCGCCGCCGTCTGGGGTGCCTGCGACGTGCTGCGGTCGGTCAGGATGGACGCGGCGCGGCCCTGGCGGCGGCGCAGCATGTCCTGATACTCCTGCGACTTGGCGGCCGTGTCTTCAATGACCGGAGGCGGCGGGGCCGGTGGCGCAGCTGGGGCGCTGGGGCGGAGGAATGACATGGGGGTGCAATGTCATGCCAACCGCGGAAAATGGGTTGTGCTTTTGGCGCGCGCCCCTTGCTCAGCGCCCGGCGATGTCAGCAAAGCTGGGCGCTCGATCTGGCGCGCCGGTACCAGGCTGCCACCAGTAGCCCTGACCCCAGTCCTTGCGCGCCTTCTGCTGGATCCGTGACAGGTAGCCCGGGCTCAGGTTCTCCTGCAGCGCATGCATGCCAGCGTGGTCCAGCGCTGCCTTCGCATACCAGAGGTTGACCAGCGGCACGTGGCCTCGCGCGAAACGCACCGTCTCGGCGCCGATGTGCGTGTCTTTGCCGGCCAGCTTCTCGTCGATGTTGCCCTTGGTCAGCTCGTACAGGTCGGCCGCGCTGCCGAAGGTTGGGCCCAGCACCAGCCGGCCCAGGCTGTCCAGCGGGCTGCGGTCTGCCGTGGTGTCGCCCAGCAGGATGTCGCCAGCGAACCCCAAGCCGCCGCCCTGCGCAAAGGCCTTGGTCCAGAACTTCGGCGTCGTCATGTCGACCGGATCCTTGCCGCTGATCACCTGCTTTGCCTGGAAGGCGATCGCGCCGAGCGCCGTCAGGCTCATCAGCAGAGCGCCGCTGTAGGCCAGGCGGTTGGCCACCACCGGCGCGCCCTGCAGGTCCTGCGGCGTCTCCAGCATCCGCATCCAGTGCCGGCTGACCATCGCAATCGGGAACGACTTGAACTGCGCCACCGCGCGCCACAGCTCGCCCGGGATGGTGCCGGCCTGGCTGCCGCCGGCTGTCGTGATCGCCCGGGTGGCCAGATCCGGGTTCAGCACCGCCACCTCGGATTCGTCGGACAGCATGCCCAGGTACTTGGCCACCACCTCGCCGGCCCGCGGGTCGCCGGTGGCATAAATCCCGTCGGGCGTGACGAACTCGGCGCCGTTGTGCACCACGGGCTGGGCCCGCTGGATCACCGCCCAGTCGTCCGGCGTCAGCCCGGCTTGCGACAGGCGCCACTGGTCGTACTCGGCCAGGTTGCCCCAGTCGATCGCACGCATCCGACCGATGCCCTGCATGTGCGTGAGCTGGAAGCCGCGGCGCAGGGTGTCGGTCCAGGCGTTCATCAGCGACAGGCGCATGGTGGCCGCCGCGATCCGGCCGCTCCACGACTGCGCCACGTTCTCGCCGGCCCACCGGTTCAGGTCGCTGATCGCGCTCTCGGCCATCATGCCGTGGGCGTTCATGAAGTCTTTGGTGTCCCTCGTCAGCGCGCTGCCGATGTTGGTGAAGGCGTCCCAGTAGCTCAGCTTGTTGAAGCCGGTGGTTACGAAGTAGGTGCCCAGGTCGGTGATGCTCGAAAGCACTGCGCCCTGCAGCTTGCCGAAGGTCTCGACGTTGCGGGTGTGTTGGCCCACCTGCGCTATGCGCGCCGACTGCGGGCTGCCAGCCGTGCCGTTGAGCAGGCGCCAGTAGGCGTCGGCCTTGTTGCCGAACACCCGCACCCCGCCGCCGAGAGCGCCGTCGCCGTCGGCCCGCTGCGCCAGGTCGAACTGCACCCGCATCTGCGCCTCGGGGTTCGGGCCGTAGCGCTCCACCAAGCCGATGTCGCGGGACAGCCCGCCGATGTGGCCGATCATCGCGTCGTACATGGAGCCGGTACCGAACTGGCCCAGGTACTGCAGGTAGGCCTCGCCGTCCTTGAAGTGGATCTCGCGCGACTCGCTGCCGCGGTTGGCACGGGCGCCCTGCCCCTTGAATGCGCCCGGCGCGGTCTTGTTGGCACCGTCGCTGCTGATCGTTTCCCACGCGCCGCGCAGCAGGTCCAGCACCTCGGCGTCGTTCATGCGCGCGCCGTCTTCCTTCAGGTAGCGGCTGCGGTCGAGCATCGGCAGCACCTGCTGGGCCCAGGCATCCTGGCCAGCCTTCAGCACGCGCAGCTGGTCATGCGCCTGCGGCAGGTAGCCATAGTCGAGCCGGCCCACGTCGCCGCCGCCGGCGTTGAAGCACTGGCGCATCTGGTCGGTGATCTTCAGCCACGCCATGGCGCCGGCCCTGGCCGCCGCGTTGCCGGTGCCGGCGTTTCCCTTGGCGAACACCTCGAGCGCCAGGTCGCGCGTCATCACAGGGTTCTGAGCATCGAACAGGATCATCAGCGCCTGGCGGCCCACCGTCGCGCCATGCCGGTCGTCGGCCGCGGCAATCAGATCCATCAGCCCGCGGCGCACGTTGTCGCGCTTCACGCCGTCGATGTAGGCGTTGGTCTTCTCGAAGTCGTGCACCAGGGCCGCGGTGCGCGACACCTTCTGGCCGGCCATGGCCTGCGCGCTGAGCTGGTCCTGCAGCCGTGTCTCAAGCTCGGCCGTCTTCAGCACCTGCGCCTGCGCGTTGGCCACCTTGCGCGCCGCCTCGGCCGCGATGTCCTGCGCCGCGCGCTGGGCGCCAGCCAGCATGCGCTGGTCAGGCGTGAGCGCCCGCCAGTTCGGATCGGTGCGGGCCAGCTGCCGCATGGCGCCGGACAGGCGGGCCTCGATGGCAGCCTCCTGCGCCGGCGTCATCGGCTGTCGGCCGGATGCGGCACGGGCGTTGTTCAGCTGGATCCTGCATTTTGGGTGCATCATGCGGCCCCTATGGAATGGACTTGGTGGCAGAAGGCCCTGGCGCTGATCGGTGCCATCGCCGCCATGTGGGCGATTGTCCCGCTGATGGTGCTTGGCGGCACGGGCAGCTGGCGCCGCGCGCTGCAGGCCCTGCGCCAGTACCTGATGGTGCTGGGCGGCCTGGCGCTGGTGGGCGGCGGCGTCGGGTTGCTCATGGCGCGGGCAGAGTTCATCGGCTGACCCGGGC